CCTTCCGACCACTTGTTTTCTTGCCAATTGTAAAAAAATATACGATTAGGCTCACCCGCCGTTGTTGTGCCCTCCCCCGGAAATGACCAGGCCACAACTTTGTTTAACGGGTCAATTGCAGAAAAAAGCCTGCTCTGATTGGACAAATCAAAAGTTTCCCAGAAAAACCGGTCCACCATGCCATGCCCAATTGGCGTAGAGGCGGTGCCGTCACAGACGAAAAACCCTTCTTCTGAGATATAAAACACCAAGCGGCCATGTCCGATCACAGAACCACTCAATGGCGTTCCCCTGCGTCTGTCAATTGTATCTAGCTGGTATGCCAGTGGGGCACCGGCGAATGACATGCGAATAATTTGACGTTCCATGAACACCAAGCCGTATTCTGCGCCACCCACCACTTTCATCACCTTTCCGGCATCTGGTATATTCTGGAAATCACAAAGAGTTGAAGCTGATGGTGTAAAATCCGTGCTATCATTTAATCCTGACCACCAAATCCTTGTTGGCTGCTTTCCATCTGTCGTATCAGTCGTATCTCCCAAAACCACCTGATCGCGCACGATACCGATATGCCTGCCCTGCGGCTTGTCAGATGAAGTAATATGGTCTGAAAATGTGCCGCTGCCGATTGCCATGCCTTGGAGCGGTGTATCGTAATGCGTCGCTAAAACCGTATTGCCAAACTGTGCCCACTCAACCTGAGCATCTGAAGATGCCTCGTCGTAATCTCCAGTTACAACTCTCACTGTTTCAGAAACATCAATTTCGTAAAGTTTCGTTGTATCAGCGGCATACACAAAAATCTCACCGCCCGTGGAAGCTACAGCCACAGCTCCCTGTGCCCTTGCAGACAATGCCGAGGATTGCGTTGCCAAGTCAGGTAGCGGTCTATAGCCATCCGTGGTAGGGATTACATTTGTGGCATTGATTGCGCCCGGTGAGCCGAATGGCGCACGATCAGGTGCCCATGTTGCAAATGGAATAATAGGTTGTGGCGCAACATCAATATTATTTGATACACCTATCTGGAACTGTAGCAGTCTGTCTCTAAGGCTCATGTTATCGGCACATTCGATCTGACAATCAACGGGGAACCGGAATGGCGGTCTGACTTATTGGCTATGGAAACCCTGTCACGTTCCTCTTCCCACATTGCGGTATATCGCAAGATTCCGGCATTGTCCTTGATGAAGTTGGCAGCTTCAATCAAAGCAGCATAAAGGTACAACCCAGTTTTATTTATCAGGATATTGTTGTCATCGGAGTCGCTGGAGAACGAAGCTGGCCGACGATAGTAAAAAACCTGCCCAGAATAAGCTGAGTCCGGCCTGCCTCCCAAAACTATATACTCACCCTCAATCGTATAAACATCCGGCTTATTAGTTTCCGCGCTGGCACGAATTGAATAAAAATGATGTGGCTCCACATACTGCAAGGTTTTAACTGGATCACCATCAATGTAAATACGCCGCATCCTTAAATATCTGGAGGGTAAGGGGATGCCGCCGGGAGGGGTTAATCTGAATTGCGTGCCATCATAGTATATATATACCGTATGACCAGCAACCAGGTCATTCGCCTCTAGCGCATCCCCGCCATCACCCTTACGAATATTTTTAGCGCCAAGCCCAGATACATTAATGGTTGCCGCCGCTGTATTGTTAGAAGCCACTATAAATTTTAGCGTATCGCCAAGCGTTAGTGAGGTCAGAGCAGTAGCTGGTGTTAGGGTCAAGGCGTTAGCACTGCCTCCAGCAGTCCCTCCGTCACTTGTGGCCTCAATTACAAGATCAGCCTGCGCTTCCATTTCACGGATTCGCAAATCAGGATCATTCGCAATACGATTTTCTGCCAACACGATAAATTCGTTAATTCGGTCTGTTGTCACCACCGTATCGCTGGCTCGATCAAGCCAGTTCTGGACGGCTGTTCGCAGAGTACCATAAGTATTAATCGCCATTACAATGCTCCGTCACTATTGCGCCACGCCCTGTTATCTGGATCATTTAATTTACGGCGCAGGTAAGCACTTTTTTCCTTCGGCCCCAATGCCATAAAATTTACGCCATCTTCCTGTATCCACCGTTCCACCACAACTAGGGGGATTGACGCAACCCGCCTTAACTCACGACTAGGACTATACCCTCTGCCCTCTGCCCGTAAACGCTTATTATTTTCAATAATAGGCTCCACATCCTGCACACGCTGGATGATGGTTTTATCTCCATCATGGTCATAATGGAACTGGCTGATGATGCCGCCAGAGGCATCAAAAATACGACCACTCACGGCGACATTATCGTGATTGTGAGTACACCAGTGTCTGTACCCAGCCCAACAACGACCTGATTGCCTGGCGACTTATGGTACGCTGTCTCGTTGGCTGGCAAGTACATGAATGGGGAGCTTTTTAATGCCGTAGTGCTAGATACAGGCATGATTGCAACATAGCAGGCAACCGTACAATTAAGCCGTAGATAATCTCCTCGCTGGCTTATTGGCGTTTCCATGTCAGCAGGACTTGTACTCAGTGTTAAAGTTGTAGTCTCACGCGCAATGAGGTCTGCAATATCGACCGCATAAGCCGGTGAGGCTAGAAAAAACAGGCTTATAATAGCCAGCCATTTTTTCATTTTAATTCTCCAATTTGTTCACTCTTAGGTGGGACGCTAATTTTTCAAATGCATGTTGATGCGTGTTTGTTGGCAGCGTGGTTCCAATATCTAATGCTGATATAATACGTTCTACATCACCAAGTCTAAGCGCATAATTTCCTTCAGCCACCCAAACACCAGGCTGTAAACTAGCGTGCGCTTTAAGCCAGTTTAACAAATTCTCTATTTCTTTCTTTTCTGTCTTCCAGCGGCCACTATTTAACAGGTATTCAACCCTGCTCATTTGAATTGACGGCATAAACTGACTGCTGCTTTTAGAAATTTCATAAGCCCGATCCGCTGCTGAATTGGTAATTGTTATATTTCCTTCACCCCTTTTTAGCAACGATCCCACTGTCAATACCAACTGATGTCGATACCGCCTTTCCAACGGATACATTTCATATGCGTCAATGTTAGCCTGTAATGCCGTTGGGTCTGCGTTCAGAATATTAGCCTTGGTTTTTGTAAACAAACCCTCAGCACGATAATGTAAACTACCCGAAGCAACCAATCCAAAACCTACAGCTACAGCAACGCCGCAAACAGCCCATGATGCAATTTTTGGAAAACGAATTGATACAACATTCGTCTCTCCACACATCAGAACAGCAGCAGCCATCACAACCATGCTAACTGTTGCAGGATTCTGTAAGGGAAAACTGATCTGCGATAAACCAAGAGCAATCAACAATGCCATCGCCGCCCCTACATCAAGCGCATCTCTTTTTTTTGTGAAAAACCGGTACACAAGAAAGACGCATAATCCGATGCCAAGCGAAACCCCAATAAGACCAGTATCAGCGCCAAGCTGCAATAACTCATTATGCGCTGCACCTGCAAAAACGGCTGCTGGCCTTAAAACTGTATCCATGTTGGGGAAAAACTGAAGATGGGCCTCCTGTACCCGACCGTATTCAAAATTAAAAGAACCAAGACCGTGGCCGAATAATGGCTTTTCCAGCCACAATATGGCTGAATTAATGCCAATTTCTAACCGGTGTGCTATGGCTTTAACCACGATTGGGCTTGTCACCCATCCAGACCACAATGCAACATTGACCGGTATTAAAAATCCAAATGCCGCTATCAAATATCGCTGTCGGCGGATTAACCAGATTAACACCGCCATCAGCACCATCATTAGTGCAATCCATTTATTATCGCTTAAATTCACTACAAGAAGAAAATGGACTGCTAAAAAAACTATTACTAAAGAAAACGGCCTAATCCACCATGCAGGTGTTTTTACCGCACACCATGCTGCCGTTACTATCGGTAACAGCACAAGAATTAACTCGGACTGAAAATTCTCATTACCCATACCGCCGTAAATAAGCTGGTATTTCCAACCAAATATTACACACCCTGCAAGCGCAATTGTTGTACCGACATAAATTGCAATGCCCAGTACATTCCTCGGCACCTTCTTTAAAGCCGCATAAATCAATGATAGTGCAAAAACTGCCTTGGCTATTAAAAAGCCTTCGCGTGGATCAGAAGACCACAGAAGCGTCAAAGACAGATACCCAAAAAAACCTATAATAAAAAAATCACTGACCGCCAACTCGATTTTTTTATGAATAAAAACTACGTACGTAAAATAACCAAGAATAAAAGCAGAGCTACAATAAATAGTCATCCACTTTGGGACAATTGGTGATCCCGTATCTAAGCCGAAAACGAGGCATACGACGATAATAAACGTCGCACACCCCGCTCCGACAACTTCTTTTATCAATCGCGGAACACCGCGTTCGATTGATCGCGGTCATAGTAGATGATGATTGTAACATCTACATCTGCACCGCTATCTCCAGCCGTTGATATGGCAATAGTGCCACCTGCTGGTACATTTGGTGGACCCGAAGTCTGCTCATTTGCATCGCTCCAGTCCGTTGACCTACCGGCCATTTCACCAGAGGTATCTCGATCACCAGCACCACCTAGCGAATTACGGCCAGTGTGATCTTGGATGTTCGATGCCACGGTTATAGTGTCATTCGTAGTGATTTTAATAAAATCACGACCCGGTGACACCTGTGACATGATAGATACCGTAAGTGTTTCAGTGGTCGTGGTTACTAAACCATGAACAACTGAATCAACTTGGAAAATAGAGCCAGCAAAGGGCACAGAAACATATGCTGTGCTTGCTGTTCCCAAATTCTCCAAATTAACGGTCAAATAGGTTCTGCCAATTGGATAGGCATCGCCGTCACGGTTTACCCATGCCGCCGTTCCATCGTCATTTTGACGAATATTCCAACTGGCGTACGCCTGATAAGCGACACCAACCACCAGTAACAGGACCGTAAATGTGCCTAAGATTTTTTTCATAGGACTCTCCTGTCAACTAATTAAGAGGTGGTTAAATCCCAAACTGCGCCTGATCCGGCTTCGTTTCGGCTTTCCAGAGTATACTCTGCATTGATTAGCCTTCTCTCACTGTCTCCAGTTTTTGAAAGCTCACCCATCGAAACGGGACGAAGATATGCGACTGCCCACATGTCTTTTTGCAGAACAAGCGCATCACGCGCACGCATGAAACGATTAGGAACTACCTCGATATCTCCGAAGTCTGACGAATAAATATCAATCGCCGCAACCAAGGTTTTGTCCTCTGCACCCTTCATACGAGTGGCATTACCTGTGAATGATGACATGGCCTGCTTATTGAACGAACCAACCATCACACAGTCAGGATCACCACCGCTATCCCATGTGGAAGCCAGAACTGCTTTCAAAAGACTTTCAGTAAAAGCCCTTTGCGTCCCGTCTGTCCGTGCCGTATTACCAGCCGAACCGTCAGAACCGCTGGTTCCATTGGAGGTGTTAGTTGTGATCCATGATGGAACCCCGCCTGGCTCACGTGAGGTCGTGGCATTGCCTGTCACTTCCGCATTATTCGCAAGCAAGATAGATTCCATATCGCGCCTTAGCTCTTTGGTTGTTTTTACGACCTGGTAGGCAAGTTCATCCTTGCGACCAGCCGCAACAACCGCTAATTGCGTTCCAGTAACTCTCGGCACTTTCTCCGAAATACAACAAGTGTTCGAAAGTCTCGTTGTTGCGGTCGTAGCGTCCGTACTCGTCTCATCGCCCTCAAGTACAAAATTTGAGGAACTAGCCGCCGCCAACGAATCGACCTGCCATTCGTGAAGGACAGCTTTGGCATCAGTGCGCGCTATGCCCGTAATGAACGGGGTATCTGTCGGACTCACGTTGTAAATCACGTCAGACAGATCTTCACGATTACCTACCGCACTGTAGGTTGTGAAGGCATCAGTTGCTAGGGTCATTCATTGATTCTCCTATTCCAGAAGTCGACGGACGTAATCAACAGCATCGCTGTCTGTCGCGCCCGTCCGATTGATACGATTTTTTGCTTCAGCTAAACCGTCTCCGGCTTGCGCTCTACGACCAGTTACGGAAGTTCCCGGTCGCTGTACCCTTGGCAAACCTTTGAGTTTTTTAGTTATCGTCTTTTTTGACTTTGCATATTGTTCCATTGGACCGCGTCTCTGATAAGATCCACAACCCTAACGTCCCATGCACCTTCAATAAATCCATTAATATCATCTTCCGAAAAACCCTTCTTCGATAAGGTATCAACCATACCACTCTCAAAAGTTTCTAGTTTTTTGGCATCTAGATATTCTGGATACCTTTCGATAAATAACTGCTGTTGCTCATGCCTAAATGCCCCAATTCCAGCTTCATGCTCTTGAGTGAGTCTTTGCCTTTCCGCTTCTTGTGCTTGGTGCTGACCAATTAAGGCCGCTTGCCGCGCATCCAGTTGGGCTTTAACTCTCACATATTCCGCTGGATCTTCTGCCGCTAATTGCGTCAATTTTTCAGCCGGAAATTGCGTTTGCATTTCACTGTTCAATGTTGCTAGTCGAGCATCAGCGGCTTGCAGTCGCTGTTGCAAATGTTGAGATGCCTGCTGTTTCTGGCTTTCAAACTCTCGGCGTTCTTCAGCAAGCGTTGCAGTCTTCTGGCGATAGTCTGCATCCAATTGTTGGCCACTAGCGGCATCAGCAAGGCTGACCATCTGAGT